AACTAAAGCAGAACAAACAGATGATGATATATTCATCACTTTAGAATCTCGTAGAAAAGAATGGGATAATGATCTCAAAGAACTACACTCCAGAATAACTACCAATACAAGAGAATTAAGAGAACATCAAATACAATCTGAACAGACCATGCTAAATGAACTTCGATCCATGAAGACACAACTATCCGAAAGAGTTGGTGTATTAGAGAAGTGGAGATGGTTAATTATTGGTGGTTCTATTATTATCGGACTAATGATGTCAAATCCTAGTGGCAATCTATGGGAGTTTTTAAGTTAATCGCTTGACTTTTTGCCACTCATTTGTTATAATGTATCTATGTCAAGTTATATAGATACTAAATTTATCAATCTATTATCTACAAGACTTCCGAAGTTTAAAAGAAAAGCAGAATATCTATTTAATTTTAGGTGTCCTCATTGTGGTGATTCTCAAAAATCACAATCGAAGGCTAGGGGTTTTGTCTATAAAAAGAAAAATGATATGTTTTTCAAATGCCACAATTGTGGTGTAGGTCAATCGTTAGGTAATCTAATTAAGTTTCTTGATCCTAATCTATATAAAGAATATATCTTTGAAAGATTTAAAGATGGTAAACCTACAAAAGATAAACCTGAATTTGATTTTACACCATCAAAAGAATTAAAAACAAGAACTGCTGACGAGAAGTTATTAGATGAATTAGAATCATTTAATAAACTAGTGCAAACTCACCCAGCAAAACAATTCATATACAAAAGATTTATACCTAAAGAACATTGGGATAAGTTTTTCTTTTGTCCTAAATTTTATGAGTGGACTAATACTATTATACCTAACAAGTTTATTGATTTAAAACATGATCACCCTAGAGTTGTAATACCTTTCTATGATAGATCAGGTAAATTCTTTGCGTTTCAAGGTCGTGCATTTGGTAATGAACAACCAAAGTATATCACTATTAAGTTTGATGATACAAAAGAAAAGATATATGGCCTTGATAGATTAGATTTAAATAAACCTGTGATGATTACAGAAGGTCCTATTGATAGTTTGTTTTTAGATAACGCTATTGCTCTTGCAGGTGCAGACGCTAACATTAAAATACAACCACAACAATGTACTATGATCTTTGATAATGAACCTCGTAATAAAGAAATTGTAAAACGAATGATAACTGCTGTAGATAAAAAATTTAATGTCGCAGTATGGCCAAAGTCATTGAAATATAAAGATATTAATGATATAATAATTGCTGGTAAAACAGCTGCAGAAGTGCAAACTCTTATAAGTAATAACACTCATTGCGGACTAACAGCACTTCAACAAATCAATAACTGGAAAAGGATATAAATGACAACAGGAGAAATTAATGTACTCAAGCGTAACGGTCGTGGTAAAGAACCTCTTAATATAGACAAGATTCACTCAATGGTTGGCTATGCAACACAAGATATTACAGGCGTTAGTGCTTCTCATGTTGAAATGAATAGTGGTATACAATTTTATGATGGTATTGATACAGATGATATTCAACAAATCCTTATTAAGTCTGCTAACGATCTAATTAGTTTAGAAAATCCTAATTATCAATATGTTGCTGCTAGATTATTATTATTCTCTTTAAGAAAAAAACTATATCATAGACTATGGGAACATCCTAAGTTTATAGATCAAATTAAAACTTGTATTAAACAAGGTGTATATGACAAAGACATACTCGTACAATATACTGAATCTGAAATAGATAGAATGGGTATGTGGATTGTACATGAAAGAGATTACAAATTTACCTATGCAGGTTTAAGACAAGTTATGGATAAGTATCTTGTACAAGATAGAAGCACAGGTGACATTTATGAAACACCACAGTTTATGTACATGATGATTGCAGCTACTTTGTTTGCTCAGTATCCAAAAGAAACAAGATTAACTTATGTCAAAAAATACTATGACGCAATCAGTAAGTTTAAGATTAACATTCCTACTCCTGTTATGGCAGGTGTAAGAACACCTATTCGACAATTTGCTAGTTGTGTATTAGTTGATAGTGATGATACATTACCTAGTATTTTTTCAAGTGATATGGCAATTGGTAGATATGTTGCTCAAAGGGCAGGTATCGGTATCAATGCAGGTAGAATCAGAGGTATCAATAGTAAGATTAGAGGTGGTGAAGTACAACACACAGGTGTTATTCCTTTCCTTAAAAAGTTTGAAGCAACTGTTAGATGTTGCACACAAAATGGTGTAAGAGGTGGTAGTGCAACAGTACACTTCCCAATATGGCACCAAGAGATTGAAGACATACTTGTATTAAAAAACAATAAGGGTACAGAAGATAATAGAGTTAGAAAGTTAGATTATTCTATACAGATTAGTAAAATATTCTATGAAAGATTTATTAAGAATGCTGAGATAACTTTATTCTCACCTAATCATGTACCTGGTTTATATGAAGCATTTGGTATGCCTGAATTTGACGATATGTATTTGAAATATGAAAAAGATAAATCTATTCCTAAACAAACAATAGGTGCTCAAGAGTTATTTCAAGCATTATTAAAAGAAAGAGCAGAAACAGGTCGTATCTATATTATGAATTTAGATCATTGTAATACACACAGCTCTTTTAAAGATAAAGTTTACATGAGCAATCTATGTCAAGAAATTACACTACCTACGACACCTGTACAACACATAGACGACAAAGAAGGCGAAATTGCATTGTGTATTCTATCTGCTGTTAATCTCGGTCTACTGACGGATATGGAAGAATTAGAGGAATTATGTGATCTATCAGTTAGAGCATTAGATGAGATTATAGATTATCAAGAATATCCAGTAGAGGCTGCTAAGATATCAGCACAATCAAGAAGATCACTTGGTATAGGTTACATAGGTCTTGCACACTATCTTGCTAAGAATCAAGTAAAATACGAAGATAAAAAGGCATGGAAACTTGTAGATAAGATAACCGAAGCGTTTCAATTCTATCTACTAAAAGCAAGTAATAATCTTGCAAAAGAAAAAACTAAATGTCTATGGTTCGAAAAGACTAAATACAGCGAAGGTATACTACCAATAGATACCTATAAAAAAGAATTAGACGAGATCGTAAAAAGAGATTATACTTACGATTGGGAGTGGTTAAGAAAAGAAATTAAAGAACACGGATTAAGACACTCAACATTATCGGCACAAATGCCAAGTGAGTCTTCTTCTGTTGTATCTAACGCAACAAACGGTGTTGAACCACCAAGAGATTACTTATCGATTAAGAAGTCTAAAAAAGGTCCTTTAAAACAAATTGTACCTGACTATAACAGACTTAAAAACTTTTATACATTATTGTGGGATATGAAAGGTAACGAAGGATATATTAATATCATTGCCGTTATGCAGAAATATTTTGATCAGGCAATTAGTGGTAACTGGAGTTATAATCCAGAAAACTACAAAGATGGTGAAGTGCCTCTATCAGTTATGGCACAAGACTTATTGACAACATATAAACTAGGATGGAAGACAGCATACTATCAGAATACCTATGACGCAAAATCTGATATAGATGAACCTGTACATCCTGTTGGTTGGCATGATGGTGTTGAAGAAACACCAGAGGAAGTAAAGAAAGAAGATGACGAAGAAAATTGTGACGCCTGTGCTATCTAAAAAGTATTTTCACGAAGTAATTGAAGAAGAACAAAAGATATTAGATATAGGTTTAAAGATGTCAAAACAACATAAAAAAGAACGATTAGAACTAGAGAGAAAAAATAAAAAAGATGAAAACATTTAACACGAAAAAAGTAGATTGGATGAAACAACCCATGTTCTTTGGTGAAGAGCCAAATGTTCAAAGATTTGATCAGCAAAAATATCCTATATTCGAAAAGTTAAATCAACAACAGTTAGGTTTCTTCTGGAGACCTGAAGAAGTTTCTTTACAGAAAGATAGAAACGATTATCAATCTCTAGGTGTTGAACAAAAACATATCTTTACATCTAATCTAAAGTATCAAACACTATTAGATAGTGTACAAGGTCGTGGTCCATGTTTAGCATTTTTACCTTTTTGTAGTTTACCTGAATTAGAATCTATGTTAGTTGCATGGGACTTCAGCGAAACAATACATAGTAGATCATATACTTACATTATGAAAAATGTATATTCTGATCCTACAGAAGTATTAGATACTATTATTGATACACCAGAAATTATGGCAAGAGCGAAAACAGTTACAGACGCTTATGATAAGTTTATATCCTATGCAAACAAATATTATCTAACAGGTAAAGGTGATATGAAAGAACTTAAAAGACTTTTATATCTTACAATTATTAATGTGAATATACTAGAAGGTATTAGATTCTATGTATCATTTGCTTGTTCATTTGCTTTCGGTGAACTTAAACTTATGGAAGGTAGTGCAAAGATTATATCTCTAATTGCAAGGGATGAAAATCTACATTTAGCAGTATCTCAAAATATGATTAATAACTATCGTAATAAAGAAGGCGATAAAGAAATGCTAAAAATCATCAAAGAAAATGAACAAGAAGTTTATAAGATGTATGATGAAGCAGTCCAACAAGAGAAAGATTGGGCAAAATACTTATTTGATAAAGGGTCAATGATAGGTTTAAATGATAAACTATTAAATCAATATGTTGAATTTATGGCAAACAAAAGAATGAAAGCCATTGGATTGAAAGCAGTATATGATGTATCATCTACAAACAATCCATTACCATGGACTACTCACTGGTTGAATAGTCGTGGGTTACAGAATGCTCCTCAAGAAACAGAAATCGAAAGTTATGTTGTAGGGGGTATAAAACAAGATGTTGAAAAAGATAGCTTTAAAGGATTTAAACTGTAATGATAGAAGAAAAGAAAACCTGTAATAATTGTGGTGCTCTCTATGATGTTAAACATGATCTTCCAGAAGAAGATTATATAGAGAAGTTTTGCCCTTTCTGTGGCCATGAAAATGAAATAGAGGATGAGATTACTCATGTTGAGGATAGATATGAAGATTGGAATTAAATGTGGTTATACAAAGATAAAGAAGTAAAAGAACTCCCTAAAGATTGTGAAGCATTTGTATATTTAATAACAAATACTACAAATGGCATGATGTATGTAGGTAAGAAGTTAGCAAAATTCAAAACTACAAAGAAACCCCTTAAAGGCAAAAAGAATAAGAGAAGAGGCACAAAGGAAAGTGACTGGAAAACTTATTGGGGATCTTCAGAAAGATTAATCGCAGATATAGAAAAACATGGCGAAGATAAATTTACTAGACAGATACTATATTACTGTGCTAGTAGAGGTGTAGCAAGTTACCTAGAAGCAAAAGAGCAGTTTGAAAGAAAAGTACTTGAAGTTGACGATTATTATAATGGTATCATAAATGTTCGTATCGGAGGTTCTAAAATTTTAAAAGAATCGCTGAAAAAAATGTTAAAAAATTAATTTGTCTAAATAGAAATAATACGAACCCGAAATTTGATTTGATATCTCAAACTTCACAACACGATTAGGTGATTATGGCTCTGCCAGTAAGAAAAATTATAGTCCGATTACGAATGTGGTGGGCCGACATACGAGGCCATCATGGTAAAAGATGGAACTATGAACCAGGCGACTACTATATGGGTCGTAATAAGAACAAAAAGAGAACATAATTACCCAAAACCCCCCATTTTACACGCTTTTTTAGTGCTTGACTTTTATGCCAAAATACGGTATAATATGTCTATATTATGAAAAAAAACACTATGAAAAAAAACAACAAAACCTTTAATGTATGTTATTTAAGAGAGTATATGGATCCTGAACATCAAGGAGAATTCTTTTATGCATACGAAACAGTTTACAGAAATGTACCTGTTAAATATAAATCTAAATTCAATGATAAGACTAAACTAAAGATAGTTAAGTTTTTAGATTGGAATTACAAAGAGTCTGCTACTAACTATGCTAATGTCAGTAGAGTTGAACTTATCGATCA